TGAGTTCTTCGTGGTTTGAGGATAATGTGTTTTCAGAAGTCCCAAAGGAAGACTCACTGAAAGTGTTGATTATGAGACGTTATTCAGCTTATCAATGGACATTTGGAAAAGAAAATGGGCACTTGAATATGATTTCACAGAGTGAAAATTTGTATCCACGAAAGTGGGCTGATTGCGTCTTACAGACATCACGCAAGGTTAAAGATCCACCTTCTTGTGCAGTGATGCCAATGAAGCATATAAATAAAGCAATTGATTTGTTGTATCATTGGCTGGGAACGAAGCATTTGTTTAGTTCTGTAGAATCTAAGTTGGATGTGGATGTGTTGAAAGGATCCTATTTAGGATCATCAGAGGGATATAATGAAGATGACCCTCGGGAGATAGTTACACCTCAAGGACAGAAGGTAACAGTAACCTCTTGTGCACAGAAGGTGGAGATGATGCAAGCAAATTTAAATTGTGTACAGTCAGTGTTGAGAGGAGAAGAGCCTCCACAAATGTACACAAAGTCAGTTCCAAAAATTGAGAACATACCTTCATTTGATGTGCCTAAGGCACAGTGGTCAGCGAAGGAACATAAGGTTCGCATGTTTCAGATCATGTGTGGAAAGTTTGTGTTGTTTGAGAGATTGATTTCAAAAATTAGACACATGATTGAGAGAGGAGGGCCTATTACAATAGGGCATAAGTGGCCTTATGGAGGAATGGATCGTTTGCGAAAGTTATTGAAGATTCTTCCAGGACAAATTTTCCTTAAGATATTAGTAGAAGGAGATGTGAAGAAGTTTGATTATGGAGTGTGGGCAAAATTTGTTGATTTATTTTATTCATCAATGTTGATTTATGAGAAACCCAATGGACCTCATTATTGGGCGAAAAAGAAATTGTTGAAAGTAGTAATTGGTGAAGTTCTTTGTAGGGTAACTCACATGTTTGGTCCTGTTTGGGGTCAAGTGGTGGGGGGAGTCCCTAGTGGTTGTTATAATACCTCGCACATGGATTCCTGGGTGATGCTATTGTGGATTGCTCTTTTTTGCATTTACCAGGTTGTTGAGGCTCCGTTAGATAAGCAAGAGAAATTGGAACAAATTGTGATGGAGTTTTTTGCATCGATAACTTATGGGGATGATTTTCTATATAATATGACTGAGGATGTAGATTCCCAGACATATTTTTCAGGAGAGGCATTTGCTAATTTTATGAAGCAGTATTTTGATGTTGATGTGCGGGATATAATGACGGGTGTACCCTTGTGTTCTATACAGAAAGATGGGTACTTGGTTAATCGTGGAGCAACGTTTTTACGTCATCAGGCAGTGGAGAATCCTCTCTTTGGGAAGGGGCAGCAATGTCAATTGTTGCCCTATAGAGAGAGTAGAGAGTTTTTAGTTCGAGCGGCATATGGTCGCACTCCACGAGTACGAGATTGTTTTGACGTAATTTTATCAACAATAGGACATGCATATGGAACATATGGTTCAAATTGGGATGCATATGATAGGCTATTTTATATATTTGATGGATGTTGCAAGGTATTGGGTGTTCAGCATACGGAAGTAGGGGGAACCATTTCGCGTCGATTGACCACAGATGATATTAGGGATATGAGAAGGAAAGGAATAAGTCCAAAAGATATACTGAATGGGTTCCCAACTAGATCAGAGTTGATGAGTCGAAATGAGTGGAGACCTGAATATCATTCTTTCGCCTTTGCAGTTGAGGAAAGTTACGGTGCTACAGAATTTGGAGAAGATTGGTGATTAGGAGGAATTG